TGGCGGCTTTCGCCATCTGCTCCCGCAGTTCCTTGATGGTCGGCATAGCCGAGCCTCCTTTCAGGATGCCTTGCCCAAGGGCGAAAGGGCAACCGCGAGAGCGCGGTTATCTGGTGATGCCGCGCAGCCTTTGCGCCAGCTTCATCCGCTTTGCCGTCAGCGACGGACGTTCGGCAAAAGCCGCCGCCGCAGAGCGCAAACCGATTTCGGTGCCTTCATAGGCAGGGGTCGTCACGATAGAGACATCGTAAAGCGCGGCTTTTTTGATAATCCGCAACGGGATTTCCCCGGTTTCGTCCCACTCCTGAACTTCAGGCCAGAATGCGAAAGACATCTTGTCCAGATCGCCCCGGCGCATCTTCCCGACGATGGATTTCACGTCGGGGTCTTCCGGGTCCAGATCGGTTTCGATCTTCAGCCCCTTGTCATCTTCCGACAGTTTCAGCGTCCCCGAACGGGTTCGCGCCAGCGGCAGGCCCTCGTGATTGACGAGGAACACAACGTCATCGCGCCCGATGGCTTCGCGGAAAGCGCCGGGTTCGATCCGTTCGCGGAACCAATCCCCGATTTGCGTCTCCTGCCCGAAAACCGCAGCGTAACCTTCAACACGGACGCCGGTTTCGTCAGAGCGGATTTGGGCGGGAATGCCCGAACGGATTTCACGGCGCATCCTGGTTGTCCCCTTGTGCTTGCGGCTGCACCTGACCCGCTTGTGTGAGCGGGACGGTCGCGCCTTGGATGAGAAGCTGATCGCCGCCTTCCAGCGGTTCGCGGTTGTCAAGCGCGCGGGCTTCATTCGGTGTGATTTGGCCTGTCTGGATTGCGCGGGCGTTGCCTTCCATGCGGGTGCGGTAGTCGCCGCGAAGAATGCCATCCAGATTAAACTCCACGATCCGGGTCGCGCCGCGTCCAAACAGCTTGAGGTTCATTTCGGCCTCTAGCTGTTCAAGCCACCGCTTGACCGTGTGTTTGACAAGGTGAAGGTCTTGCTGTTCCGAATTGGAGAACGTCGCGCGCGACAGGTCTTGCAGGAACGTCGGCGGCAGGCCGTAAACCCGCGCCACTTCCTCGACCGCGAAACGCTGCGTCTCCACAAGTTGCATCTTGTCTGGTTCAGACCCGAGCGGCTTCAGGTCGTGCCCCGCAGGGATGGCAAGGACCGTGCCGCCCTTCTGCGCAGCTTCCTTGGTCGCCGTCGCCACATCGTCAGCCGCGCGCCGTGCCGATGCCCCAGAGTTGAAAGGCCCGGTCAGCGCGAAGGCTGGCAACCCGCCATTGGCGAAGATGCGCGCCCCGTATTCATTTGCCCGAACGGCCTTGCCCAGAGCGGTTGCGCATTGCCGCAGAGGCGACAGGTGCGTGACCTGATCCATCCGCAGCATGAACGGGACATCGAGAATATCCGCCTCGTCATAGGTCCGTGTGACGCCGTTGGCTTTGTGCGTGTAGCGGCGACGGCCATTCGCCATCATCTCGACCGTAGCGCGCGGCAGCGGGAAAAGGTTAATCGGCCTGCCCGCGTCGTCGCGTTCGATGTAGGTAACCGCACGCCCTTCCGTCAGGACGGCAGTCATCAGGTTGTAGCGCCACTGAAACGAGGTCAGGCCGTCGTTAACCGCGTCGTGAAGCATCGACACAACTGGGTTAGCCTTTGTCGCCTTGACCCGCTTTTTCCCGGTAGCCGTCTTGTCATAGACATGCAGCGGCAGGCCAGCGATGGTGCCTGAGAGGAAGTTGACCGCAGCCCAAACGGCAGGAAGGCCAAGCATTTCGTCCGTGCTGGCATTTCCCGGCAGTTTCAGGCCGAAAACCTCCAGAAAACGGGGGTCAGCCGCCGTTACCGTGACAGATCGTTCCTCTTTTCGGCCAAATCCCCACATTTTCAAACCGCCATCTTGAATGCAGGATCATCCCAAGGGGATGCCGCAGTTGCAGCGGTTCGCGCTGTCGCCGCCCCAACGGCCATTGCCAATGCCACCGCCATGTCGATCCTCGCTGTCGATTTGTGCTTGGTGAACCGCCGCAAATCAGCGGGGGACCGATCAAAGGTTGCCGACATGACTGCCGTTCGCAGCGCCGGGTTGACGTGAACCCGAATACGCTTTTCCAGGATCAGGGTTTCCAACTCGTCCACCGATCCCGGCATCCAGAGGACTATCTCGTCCCCGTCGTCCGTTGTGCATTTCTGCTTTTTGAACGACTGCGGATGATCCAGCATCGGCAAGGATGCACCCATGTCCTCCACAACCGCCTTGAAGTCCGCGATCAGGAAGTTGTCATACGCCGCAAAATCCAGATCGAAGGTTTCGGCGTCGTCAATCAAGTCCTTGGCGATGAAGTCCAGTCGGGTTTTCTTGCCCGGTGTCGCTGTCAGGAACCCGGCATCGGCCCAAAGGTCATACGGAGCGCCGTCCTTTTCCGCCCGCGCACGCATCGTGTCCGCCGGGGTGTATCCGTGGACAAAGGCCGCGAAGCGGGGCTTTCCGTCTTCGTCTGTCCCGTCATCAAAAACCAGCGCCTTTGCGGTCAGGTCAGCCTTTGCCGAAAGGTCCAGCCCCGCCCAACACTTCCGGCCAGCGAAGTCCTCAATGTCTAGCGTGTGGTCCTCGATGGCTTCCCACGTCGCCCGGTTGATCCATGCCGTCTCGGCGTCCGTCCACTGGCAGAAGTGCAGCCGCCGAATGCCATTGGCCTTGGCCGGTATGTTCTGCGCCTGCTTTACCTGCGCGGCCAGGTATTCCTCGGTAATCGTGACGCCTAGAAGCGGGTTTGCCTTGATCCAGCATGACGGGTCAGTAAACGGGTCGTCATCGTCATCCAGCGCGCAAACGTAGGAGAAGGTGGTATCGTCCTCCACATCCCCCGCCGCTACCGCCACCGCGTGCTTTCGCTCCTGCCAGCAAATCGACTTCCGGTCCGATCCGCTGTTCGTGATCATGATCAGCAGCGGTTGACGCCGGAACTTGAAGCCTCGTTCCAGTATCTCGATGACGCCGCCGTCAGGATGTTCGTGGACCTCATCGCACAACGCGAAGTGCGGTCGCGGTCCTGAACCCGTTTTCTTGGTTTCCCGTGACACGGGTCGAAAGAAGCTGCCCGACTTCAGGTGAGCAAGATTGTATTCACGCCCCGGCCCGCCGCTCCTGCGAATGACGGTCGGCCCCAATTTCGGGGCCTTGTCGCACATATTCACAGCGTCCCGAAACAGAATGGACGCCTGATCCTTGGTCGCCCCGGCTGCGTATATTTGCGCCCCGGCCTCGTTGTCCGCGATCAGCCCATACAGGCCAATCGCCCCCGCCATTGGGGATTTGCCGTTACCCTTGCCTTGCTCAATGTAGGCCCGACGAAAGCGCCGCGTGCCGTCTGCGTTCATCCACCCGAAAAGACTGCCGCAAATAAACTGCTGCGACGGATGCAGTTCAAACGGCACACCTTCAAACTGCCCCTCGGACAACCGCAGGACTGCGCGACAGAAACGGGAAAACCGTTCCGCAGCATCTGCATCCCACCGCAGCCCTCGCCGCCGCCCTTCCTCCAAGTCTCGCAGATGACGCTTCGCAGCGTCTCTGACATGCGGCCCCGCCACGACCTTGCCGTAAAAAACGTCGGTCGCGTATGCCGTTACAGGGTCAAGGACTTTGACGAGATCAGTTGATGAATTCATCAGCCGGGTCGTCGTCTTGCTCGACGGCGTTGAGCCTCGTCCGGGAACTTGGCGTCATCCCAAACTCGGCGGCATATCTCACCATGTCCGCCATTGCCTTATTTGCCACGCCGACGAGCGGGTTCTGGATCATGTTCCCGCTCTGTGTCTTGATGATCAGGCCATCAGCGTCATTCGTCATCTTCGCCAAGACACGCTCGGCCTGCGTCCAGCGCCCGTAGGCTTGGCAGTAAGCGGCCAAGGCCGCGCGATCCAACCCGGACAGAACCCCCATCGCGTCCAGTTCGTCAGCCACCCGCTTCCATTCATCCGCTGCGTCTGCGTTCAAATGCGCTGGCGGGGAAGGCTTTCTGCTCTTTGGCTTTGGCTCGGCTTTGGGCATTGGCCGCTGGCCTGGATTGCCCATTAACAGCTTTATGTTTGTCGGAGTTGGCTTCGCGCCTCTGATGGCCATTCCGCCTACCTCGAATTACTAATCCCGCAACTCTTTCAGGCACTTGCGCAGTTCACGCTTGCCGCGCCGAACGCGTCGAGCAATCCTTTCCGCGAAAGGGAGAACGCCATGAAAGAGACGCAGTTTCTTGTTTTGATCGAACGCGACGGCGAACTTGGATGGCTTGGATGCTTTGACATCCTGCCCCTTGCCGATAGCGCGCTAGAAGATTGGATCGCATCACCAGATACACAGTCAGGCGATGTCGCGTTTATTGTTCCTGCGATCAGAAGCGTCCGAAAAAACTAAGCGGCCTTCCTCATATCCGCTATCTCGTCAAACGTCCGCCCGTCGTCTTCAAGTATTGCCTGCTGTCCGGTAAAGTCCTGCCAGCGGCGGACAGCGACATCGACGTAGGCGGGATTCAGTTCGATAGCGTAGCAGACACGACCCGTCATTTCAGCCGCGATGATTGTCGTCCCCGATCCGCTGAAAGGCTCATATACCGCCTGTCCGGGGCTGCTGTTGTTTTCGATGGGCCGTTTCATACACTCGACGGGCTTTTGCGTGCCGTGAACGCTCTTGGTATCAGCCGCATCGCGCGAACGGCCAGCGGGGTTCATCCCCGATATTTCCCAGACAGTCGTCTGCTTTCTGTCGCCAGCCCATGCGCCAGTGCCTTTGACGGCATACCAGCAAGGCTCGTGCTTCCAGTGATAATCCCCGCGCGACATGATGAAGTGCGGCTTCACCCAGATGATTTGCGCACGGACGGCAAACCCGTTCTCGACAAGGCTATCCAAGACAACGCCCGCGTGAAGCGCTCCGTGCCAGACATAGGCAATATTTCCGGGAAACAAGGCCCACGCCTCTGACCAGTCGGCGCGGTCGTCGTTCTCTACCTTACCCCGCATCTTTGTCTTGCCATCGCCAAACTGGCCACCTGCATTGTCGCGCCACGTTGGGTCATACTTGACCCCATACGGCGGGTCTGTAACCATCAAGTGAGGCTTAACCCCCGCCAGCACCTTCTCCACCGTGTCTGCCTCGGTCGATGATCCGCAGATGATGCGATGACGACCAAGCTGCCAGACATCGCCCAGAACGCTTACTTCTACCGCCTGAACCTCTGGCGTCTGGTCCGGGTCGGTCTCGCCTTCCGTCTTGTCCAGCAGGCCCGCAATCTCCGACAGGTCAAAGCCGGTCAGTTCCAGGTTGAAGCCTTCCTGCTGCAGGTCGCTCAATTCGATCTTGAGCATGTCGTTGTCCCATCCCGCGTCCAGCGCCAGCCGGTTGTCCGCAAGGATGTATGCCCGCTTCTGCGCCTCGGTCAGGTGCGCGGCCTCAATGACCGGAAGCGATGAAAGCCCTAACTTCTGCGCCGCCATCACACGGCCATGCCCTGCGATGATACCGTTTTCGCCGTCAACGATCACAGGATTTAGAAAGCCAAACTCCCGGATGCTCGACGCGATCTTGGCAACCTGTGCCTCCGAATGCGTCCTCGCGTTGCGCGCGTAGGGCACCAAGTCAGCCACCGCGATCTGTCGGTAGCTTGGGAAGTCCGTCATCAGTTCAACCCCCGGTCAGAAATCTGCGGATGTGAAAGGTTAGTCCCCCATGCGGTCCCGCCCCC